GCCGTGACGGCATCGCCGTCCAATGCGTTAGCATTGGTATTATATGGTTCTGGTTCTGGTTCTGGTTGCGATCCCTTTGCGATCGCCGGGCGAGAGGTCATTTCGTTTGATTTCAAAGCGTTGTCGGAGAGTGCCTCTTTTTTCCACTTTTTCTCGTTGCCTCTTTTCCCTGCCTCGCTGCGTGCCTTGTGCGTGCCCGCGATGCGCTCCCACTCCTTCTGAAGCCGCGGCGAGAAGTAGCGGTTGTGCCGGATCTGGAAGAACTCGCAGAGGATCGGCGCGACGACGCGCTCGTAGGTTTCCCACGTCACGCGCATCATGCGGGCGATCCACTTCGGGTCGTTGGGGATCGAGCAGCCAGGCGTGCGCCAGCAGAGCCGGAGCAGGCGAAGATAGGCGCCATCCTCCTCGAGCGTGAGGTGTGCCGTGTCTGCCTCATAGTCGGAGACGTAGAGGGGAAAGTATGGCACGCTCATTGGCGCACCTTGCACGGCAAAAGTCGGTTGTGGTATATCTTCGACATGTAGCGAACTCCTCTTCGCTGCTCTGGGCGGGTCGAGCGTTGCTGCGCTCCCCGCCCGTCTTCTTTAGCACATCTCGTCGATGCGCGAAAGCCTGTAGACGGTTGTAAAATCGACGCCCAGCGCCTCGGTGATCTCGGGCCGGGTGAAGCCGTTGAGCATCGCCGTGCGGACATAGTGCCAGCGCCCGCGCATGATCTTATCGCTGCGCCGCCGCGGGTGGCCTCGAAGCGGCGCGCCGTAGATCGCCTCGAAGTCCTCAAGCAGCGCCTGGAGATGGGCCTTGCGGGCTGCCTCTTCGGTCGGTATCTTCATCTTGCAAGTCCTCCCTGTTGCACCAACTGCCCTCGGCTTCGGCCGGGGGCTTTTTCATGAGATCGTCCCTCGTAGCGCACCGATCGCTTGAAGCGCCGCCTGCACGTTGTTCACGACCGCAGCGCGCCCGCGCCATCGCTCATGCCAGATCACCTGATCGTCGGTCAGCTTCTGCGCCGAGGGCACCTTCGAGCCGTCCTTGACCTCGAGCAGGTAGTTGACGCCGCCGTAGCCGACGAGGAGATCGGGACATCCCCTGCCGACGGCGTGGAGCAGTTCAACGCTCGCGCCGACCGCCCGAAGCGCCTCGACGATGAAGCGTTGATTGGCGTCTACCTTAGCCGCGCGTCTCATGTCTGAGGATCTCCATCGTTACCGCCCGCAGGCTCGCGTCGATCATCGCCGCCCGCTTGCGCTGCCGCAGCATCCTCGCGCGGTTGCCGAGATCGATCAGCCGCTCGCGTCGGAAACGCAAGTGACCAATCTCGCTCGACCTCGCTTCGATGCTCTGAGCAGGCCCAGACATAGCCGCCTCGGCTTCGCTGCGAAGCTGGCCCCGGCTGAGAGTATCCCCAGCAGCCCGGCCGCTTGCAGACCCGACATGGCCCCACATCATTCGCCCCTCAGGTAGTCGGAAAGCGTCTGGATCGTTGAATAGTAAACATTTTTTAGCTTGCCCGACTTGATCTGGCCGAGCGTGTTGCGGTTGATCCCGGTCGCCTCGGACACGCGACAGAGGTTGCGGTCCTGGAGCCGGGTGCTGATTTCTTCGAGCGTAAGCATGGTCTCTCCTGTGATTTTGTGCTTGCACACTTGCACAAGCCGCTTTAAGGTGCAAGCACCAAAAACAAGGAGGACGACATGAGCGACCACAAGAACATCTACGCCGCTCTCTGCGCCGCGCAGGCGAACATGGGGCGCGTCACAAAGGGATCGGTGAACCCAGCTTTCAAGAGCCGGTATGCCGATCTGGCCGACGTGGTGTCGGTCGCGGTGCCCGCGCTCAGCGAGCAGGGCATCGCGCTGCATCACAGCATGCTCCGCGACGAATACGGCATGACGATGCGGACGACGCTGACGCATGGCGCGACGGAAACGCAGATCCACTGCGACGTGCCGCTGATCGTGGCGAAGAACGACATGCAGGGCATGAAGTCGGCGACCACCTATGCTAAGCGCATCGGCCTTGAGAGCCTCACCGGCATCGCCCCCGAGGACGACGACGGCAACGCGGCAGCGAAGGCCCCGCCCAAGGACGAGCCGAAGAAGCCGATGTCGGTCGAGCAGTTCGATGCGCTGCAAGAACTGATCGAAGCGACCGGCACCGACGCCGACAAGCTGTGCGCCTACATGAAGGTCGCCGCGCTGCACGATCTCGACGCAGCCGGTGCGGAGCATGTGCTGGCGCTTCTCCGCAAGAAGGCGAAGTGACATGGAGCAAAGATCAGAGGAGTGGTTCGCGGCCCGTTTGGGCCGTGTCACCGCGAGCCGCATCGCCGATGTCGTTGCCAAGACGAAGACAGGCTATGGCGCAGGCAGGGCGAACTACATGGCCGAGTTGGTCTGCGAGCGACTGACCGGCCAGCGCGCTGATGGTTTCACCTCGAAGGCGATGCAGCACGGGACCGACACCGAGCCGCGCGCACGGGCCGCATACGAGCTGCTGACGGGCGCCTCGGTTGTCGAGGTGGGCTTCATCGCCCGCGACGACATGGCCGCTGGTGCCTCGCCTGACGGCCTCGTAGGCGAAGATGGGCTGATTGAGATCAAGTGCCCGAACACCGCGACCCACATCGACTACCTTCTGAAGGGGGCGGTGCCGGGGAACTATGCCTTGCAGATGCAGTGGCAGATGGCCTGCACCGGGCGCAAGTGGTGTGATTTCGTCAGCTTCGACCCGCGCCTGCCGGTCGATCTGGAGATGTGGATCAAGCGGGTGGATCGGGACGAGACCCTGATCGCCGACCTTGAGGCCGAGGTGACCAAGTTCCTCGGCGAGTTGGATGAGATGCTGGACAAGTTAGGGAGGCTCAAGTGACGAGATACGATCTACTCAGCCCGAGGCAGGGCAAGGACGGCAAGACGCGGTGGCTCAAGGTCGGAGCCGCGTTCCCGCGAGATAAGGGCGGGTTCTCGCTCGTCTTCGATGCGCTGCCGCTGCCCGACAAGGAAGGCCGCGTGCAGTTGCTGATGAGCGAGCCGAAGCCGCGCGAGGACGCAGGCTATCCCGGCCCCGCTGATCGACCGGCGATGCCGGCTGGTCTCGACGACGACTTGCCATTTTAGAGGTGACACATGGAAATGCTGCAACAGATCATCGAGCGCATCGAAGGGCTGCTCGCTGAAAAGGACCGGACACAGGAACTGATCCGCGAGGCCTTAGCCGAGGCCAAGGCCGCTGGCTTCGACCCGAAGGTGTTGCGGAAGGTGATCGCGCTGCGGGCGATGGATCCGGACGAGCGCGCCGAGCAGGAGGCGATCATCGCGATGTATCTCGCGGCACTGGAGGGCGAAGATGATTGAGATCGACCAGCACATCGCCGAGCGCGCGCTCTGGGCAGAGGCAGCCTGCACGCGCATCCTAGACGCGATCGAAGCCGGGGAAACCATCCGCGGCATCCGCAAGGACGCCGACGGCAAGCTGCACCTCTTGATCGAGGCCGGCGGCAGCGAGGAGACCCTAGCCGTGCAGGCGATCCTCGACCTCGCCGACCTGATCCGCCGCGAGCCGCTGCGGTGACCTACACTGTCTGGCTCACCAGCCCGATGCAGCGGGCCTATGCAAAGCATCTGATCGATGTTGCGCCCACTTATGCTATCGCAACAGTGAAGGCGGGAGATCGAACGCTCGAGCAGAACAACAAGATGTGGGCCATGATTACCGATGTCAGCCGCGCTCGACCTGAGGGAAGACTTTGGGTTCCAGAAACCTGGAAGTCGGCCTTCATGCACCTGCGCGGCCACCAGGTGCAATTCGCGGAGGGGCTGGATGGATCTGGCCCCTTCCCGCTCGGCTTCAGGTCGTCGAAGCTGTCCAAGCCGCAGATGTCTGACCTCATCGAGTGCATCTATGAATACGGCGCCCGCCACGGAGTGACCTTTGAGGAGCGCGCGGCGTGATCCATTATCACGGGACACCGATCACGCCGATTGATGCTCTGGTTGAATTGGCCGGTCGCCATTTCTGCGTTTCTCATGCGGCGCCGCAAGATGTCGCCAGATGTCATATGATCGGCCAGTCGGTCATGTTGGACAACGGTGCGTTCAGCGCGTGGAAGCGCGAGCGTGCGACGAACTGGGCAGCATATTATGAGTGGGCCGATAGGTGGCTTGACTATCCCACGACATGGGCTGTGATCCCTGATGTCATAAACGCCGGCACACAAGAGCAGGATGCGTTGCTTAGAGAATGGCCGCATGGCACCAAGGGCGCGCCGGTTTGGCACATGGATGAACCGATCCATCGTCTCTTGCGCCTCTGCGACGAATGGCCTCGGGTCTGCATCGGATCAACCGATGAGTTCGAGGTCGTCCTGTCGGACAGCTGGTGTCGCAGAATGGACGAAGCGTGGAACGAGATCTCCAAGCGGCATCGGCGCCTGCCTTGGCTGCACATGCTGAGAGGGATGCAGCTTTCCGGCAAGCACTGGCCCTTCGCGAGCGTAGATAGCACCGACATCGCCCGCAATCATCACCTGTCTCATCAGTCGCCGAGGAAGATGGCGGATCGATGGGATGCAGCGCAAACGCCGGGTCGGTGGGAGCCGCGCCCGCAACAGATGGAGTTGATCCCATGAAATACCTACTGCTTGCGGCCTTCGCCGCCACGATCCCTGCGGCGAATTGGCTGATCGGAAATGTCGGGACTGTCTGCATCCCAGATGGTCCATGCCTGATCCCGGTCGGCTTCGGCCTCATGGCGCCTTCTGGCGTCTTGATGATCGGTCTGGCTCTAGTTCTTCGAGATGCGGTGCATGAGCGTTTCGGGGCCAAGGGATCGATCGCTGCGATCGGGCTTGGCGCTGCGATGTCTTTGTTCTCTCCGGGCCTCGCCTTGGCTTCAGCGATTGCGTTCATCATCGCCGAACTCGCGGACCTGTCAGTCTATGCCAAGTTGCGCGAACGCAAGTTGTGGCTCGCGGTTCTCGCCTCAGGGATCGTCGGCGCCTTTGTCGACAGCGCGATCTTCAACTGGCTTGCCTTTGGATCTCTTGAGTTCAGCGCCGGCAACGCCTTGGGCAAGATCTATGCAAGTGCGATTGTCGCACTAGGCTTCGCCGCCATTCGTAAATGAGCAGGATCGTCCACCCGCGCCCGCTCGGCTTGAAGCCTGAGAAGGCCAAGCGCGACCCGGATCACATGACGCGTGTCGCGCAGCTTCCTTGCGTGATCTGCGGCCGATGGCCCGTCGAGGTCCATCACTGCATCCACGATCGCTACGGCCAGCGGCGATCGCCCGACACCGAGACGATCCCGCTCTGCCGCGATCACCATCAGCTTCTGCACGCAGACAAGCGAGCCTGGCGCGAGGCGCACGGGCCGGATCACGGCTTCCTGCCGGAGGTGCTGGCGTCTGTTGCAAAATAATTTGCGCGGTGGTGCGAATTGCTGCTTGCATATGCTGCCCGAGGCTGTATGGTGATTTGCATAGAGCAACAGGAGAGACCGAGATGACCAAGATCGACAGCCTGACCTTCCCTGATTTCTACGCCGAGTGCGCCTATCGCGATGGCGTCCGCGACCAGCGCGCGGGCCACTGCAACAGCGTCCCCAGCTACATGCGCCACGGGGAATTCGAGCCGATTGGCTACGGCTGGTACCTTCGCGGTCGCAAGGCGGCGCAACTGGAGCTGGTGGCATGACCGCCTACTACAACGAGATCGACCCGAAGGCGGCTGCGTGGCTGCGTGAACTGATCAAGCGCGGCTTGATCGCGGATGGAGACGTGGATGAGACCGACATCAGAGACGTGGACCCAGATAGATTGGGTGGATACACTCAATGCCACTTCTTCGCAGGGATCGGCGGCTGGAGCCTCGGTTTCCGACTTGCAGGATGGCCCGATGACCGCCCTGTTTGGACGGGATCCTGTCCGTGCCAGCCTTTCAGCGCGGCAGGCAGAAGAGCGGGGGTTGCTGACGAGCGGCACCTCTGGCCGCATTGGCACCACCTCATCAGCCAGTGCCAGCCTGCAATCGTCTTTGGAGAGCAGGTTGCGAGCAAGGACGGCCTCGGTTGGCTCGACCTTGTATGCGCTGACATGGAAGCCACGGGCTACGCCATCGGGGCGGCAGATCTGTGCGCTGCGGGCATCGGCGCGCCGCATATCAGACAGCGGCTCTGGTTCGTCGGGATGGCCGACGCCTCGGTCTTCAGACGGGGAAAAGGGGTCGAGGACATTGGACGGATGCGAGGCAGAGATGGAGAGGAAAGGGCGCTTGGACGATCTTCCGTCAATGGCGACTTGGGCGGCATCCGGCTGGCCGACGCCGACAACGAACCCAGCGGCCATAGAAATCACGGCAAACGCAGCAGAAAAGGAAATAATTCGGAAGGGTCCAACGAACAATCTAGGGGTGGCGGCGCATGTTTCGGGATGGCCGACGCCGGTCTCACGGGATCACTTTCCGGCTCACTCGGGAGAATACATCGAAGCGAAGAAGGCGCAGGGCCACGGCATGTCGAACCTCAACGACACGGTTCAAGTGGCGGGCTGGCCGACGCCGAC